CATCAGGTTGGCCATCGCCATCACGGACGACGGGTTGAGGGTTGCGTCGGTCTGCTCCTCGCGGATGACCATCATCTCGCCCTCTGGGTCCTCTACGCCCACACGGTCCATTGCGCGCTCCGCGCTCCAGACTCGGTTCTGGACGAGGTTGATTGCTGTCTGTGCCAGTTCGAGCGTGTCTCGTGGCGTCAGTTCTGGTGGGGTGATGTCGAGTCGGTAGTTGCCGTTGAAGACAAGTCCGACCTCTGGTTGCTTCTTCTCCCAGATCTGTGCGCACATCTTCCACGTCTGCTTGATCCACGAGTAGAGCAACTTGCGCTTTGGCGCAATGCGTGCCTCGTAGTTGGCAACGAGAGAAGCAATGGCACGGGACGATCCGAGCACTCCCGACGGCGCAAGGCCGAGGAGGAGGTCGTTCAGGCCCGTTACCACCGCGATCTCACGGTCGATACGGCGGTTGTAGTCTTCGATCTGGAACTGTGGAATGAACGGGGAGATCGGACGGATCTCGTTGCCAGGGCCAGGTGTTGCCATCTTGCCGGGCTTCGGGATTGCGTTTGGTGGTACCTCGTCAGGTGCCTCTGGTCCAACCAACTGGAACATCTGTCCGCCGATGACCGAGTGGATCATCTGCGCCTGGTTGGTGATACGCTCGTCCTTCTCGCGGAGCAACTGCTCCACGTCGTAGAGTTCTGGCTTGCCGTATGGGCTTCCCGGAACCTTAGCGTTCGCAAGGAGGACGTACGGGATCTCGCCATTGAACTCAGGGTGAGAAGTGTTCTTAACAACTGTGTTGCCGACGAGGATTGCATTGTAGACCGTCGGGGCCTTGCCCGGTGCTCCCGGTACCTTGTACCAGTAGTCGAACACTTCGACCTGCTGCATCTCGTATGGAGTCTCGCGTCGGAGCGGGTTGCGCTCGAACTGATTCTGGTAGACGTTGGCAATCGGGTCATCGTGCGTCGAGGCCGTGTAATTGTACCACTTGCCGCCCTGCTGGGTGGCGACGACCTTGATGCCGTAGTCCTCTTCGACCGCCTGCGGGCTCATGCCGTAGGTGTAGAGAGCCCAGTCCAGTCGGCTGAAGTCGGACATGCCGAAGCCGAGATACAGGTTCTCTGGGGTCTGGACGATGCGGATGCGAGGAAGTTTTGCCTCGGCATCCCAGTAGATCTTGCCTGCAGTGTAGCCGTAGAGGGACTTGATAAAGCAGGCATCTTCGAGCATGAGATCAAACTCATTCTCTTCTGCCCATCGGAAGAAGAGTCGCTCGGCATCAGCCGCAGCATCTCGGTCCTCTGGGGCCTCGCCGGCAGGGACGTAGTTGATAACCGGCATAACGGCTTGGAGCGATGCCGGGATGTTGACATAGGCGGCGTGCACGTTGACCGAGACGTGTGCTCGTCCCGCCGTGCGTGCCGTGGCGTCATCGGCCCAGTGGTCAGGACCACCGATGGTGATGACGTTCGGGTGATAGAGATTGTCGAAGCGTCGGAACAGTGCTCGGAGTCGGTTCTGCTCTGGCTCTGCCGTCTGCTTTCGCATCAGCACTTCACCGTAGAGCAGGTAGTTCTCGTCCTGTTCGGCTGGGATGTTCTGCATCGACAGCGACGTCTCAAGCAACTTGACTGATACGGCCTGAGCCTCAGTCAACTTCTTGACATCGAGTTTCTGGAATCGCTTGGCAAGCGGCTTACCCTGTCCGCCAGCGGAGGCGTTAACACGGGTCGGGCTAGTAGCAATAGCGGGGCCAGTAGCAGCAATGCCGCTGGTCGCCCCGGCTGGGGCTCGACGGGAGGAAGCGCCGGAAACCCCAGCCGGGGACGTAGAAGTCTTAAGTGGCGCACCACCGCCGAGCGGCTCATAAACCCGCTCTCCACGGCCAATTCGCTTGGCCTTATCAACAGCCTTGCCGATAGAGGCAATCTGTTCTGGGGTCGCTACATCTGGGTCAGTGGTGTACTGCCCCGGAATTGCTCGTGTCCCCTGAAATGCGCGGGGAACGCCTCGTACCTTAGCCATCAATCACTCGCTCCATAATAGGTGAACACCGGATCTTGCACTGGCTTCTCCGGGTTCCTTGCCGCGTACCATACGGCGAGGGCTAGTGCCATCACCGCGTCTGTTTCAAGTTTCTTGTCCATTAACTTGTATGAGAGCAACTGCCTCCGAAGGTCGTCCCACGGTTGCCCGCGAGGGATGACCAGTGTTCCGTGATCCATCATGGACTTTAACGTCGAGAGCAAAGCCAACTTCTTGGACTTGGTCCCACCGAAGTCATAGCCACGGAGTGGCTTGATCACGTTAAACTCTTGACGGAACAGGCGTCCTCCGAGCCCAGTCTCGTCTACAATAGTGGTGCAGAATGCTCCATCCTGCTGGTACAAGAGAGAGTTCTCTCGGACCATGTTTACCACGGCTGGAATAGTTTGCTTTCCAGATCGTCTTCGTGCTCGTACTCCCACGATTCTGTTGCGGTCTGTGTAATCGAGTACGACTGTCCATGTAGCGTCAGAAGAAATACCGGGGTCACATCCTTGAACGTACCGATGTCCTTTTTGTGGCGGAACATCCCCACTAGCGTCAGGATCAAAGGTTCCTTCGACTGACTGTGATGCGAAGTAGGAGTCCCGCGCTTCGATGAAGAATCCGTCGACGTTTTGCGGGATGAGGTATTCCGCTTGCTGCCTGACGATTGCTTCGAAGTTGGTGGCGTCAAGTCCGTATCCAACATTGTCGCGGGTTGAAAGTCTGAAAGAAATGAACTGAGAGTCACGGTTGGGATTGTCGGGGTTTCCCATTTCCCAGAGGTCGGAGTAGTCTCCGATTCCTTCTGTCGGGGTCCCGATGAAGTGGAGCGGACCTCCCGTCGAGAGCCGTCGGAGGTTGAGGACCTCTTGGTAGATCTCCACCAAGTGTGGCTCGAATGCCGCCTCGTCGAACGAGATCCCATTCATGTCCTTCCCGAGAAGCGATTTCGCCTTCTCCTGAGTCGTTCGGAAGTGGATACTTGCTCCGCCCATTAGGGGGTGAAACTTAATCCACAGATACTCACCGCGATACTTCTTATCAAGCGTTGCGATGTCTCCTAGTTCCTTCGAAAGGGGGCATCCCTTACCCTTTTGTGCCGCGTGATTTCCGGCAAGCATTGCCGAGATTTCTCGGTGAACGAGTTCTGCGGTCTCTTGCTGGATCCCTACGTGGTACCAGTCGTACGGGGCGTTTGACCATCGTCGTGCATCCGAGGGATCGTCATGTTTTGGCTGCTGAATTCCCATTTTGTACAAGGCGTGGTGAATGCAGACGACCGCCATCGCCAGCGTTTTCCCTGCACGATTGCCGGCTGATACGACGGTCGTGAGGTATTTTGGCCGAAACCCCGTGTCATCGCGTTCTGCGCAGGCGTTCCACCATGCCACTTGCCCGGGATTTCCCTTGATACCAAGCCAGCGTTCAGCAAAGAACTCGATGTTATCGCGGCCGAGAGCCAGATCTCGTGCAATTTCATTTTGCAGAGGGCTTCCCCTTATTCCGGCTGCTAATTGCTGCGGCCTTCCTCTTGGCGTCAGCCTTGCTGCTTGCGCCCCACGCTTGGAGACTTAGCAGCAGTCGGGTCGGTCGACCCTTCTCGTCACGCTCTGGTCCGGGAGTACCGCCCATGCGAGCGAGGAATGATGCGCGTCGCGGGTTGTCCCCACTCTTGACAGGAGCCTTAAGCGTCCCACCAGTCTGCGCCTTGTAAGATGCGCGTCCCTTGGCATTGAGACCACCCTTTGGGTTCTGTCCTTCTTTGCGCTGCCACGCTGCGGTCTTCGGCATTATACTCCCTCTGCCTTCTGTGAGTTGATGTGGTGCCAGTCATGGATAGTGTTGGTATCCACTGGATGGAATGGACCAATAGATTTGTGAAGATCTCTCCAAAACAACGCATCTGCAAGATCTGGATCTGCATGCGACATATTGGTTGTCCAACGGTCGTTGGTTACGCGGTGCATAACCTGAGTATAATTCAGAACTGCGTATGCATTTTCAACAACGCTGTCTGCCCACTGGGTCTTGGCATCGTATCCACTTCGCTCTTGTGAGCAGTAGACCGCCCCCCATGATGGGTTGTCTTCGAGCGCCTTGAGCATCGTGCCGTACTTCTCCCTGGAGGGCATTGATCCGTTGTCGATGTATACTACGGCGTCTGCCTTGGTCCTGTCGAGTGCCCAGTTAATCTTGTTAGAATATGGGATTATAGCATATGTTCCCATCGGTGTCAAGTTCGTTTCAAGTACGGTAACTGCGGCCCCCCTGTGACCTAGTTTGTTTAGGGCCCAGATTGCCGCCTTTGCGTCATCGACCCCTTCGCACATAAGCCAGAGTTCATCGGGAACCCGGCTGGAGTTCAAGACCTGCTCTAGGAGCGGAAGGGTCTTGTCGTGCCTACCGTACAGGGTTGCAATCGCAGCCAGTTTCACTCGTCTTAATCCTCCCAATGATCTCGCTCGTAGAGATCCCTCCGGTGTATGGAACATAGAGCATCTGAATCGCTCGATCCTGGAGCCACTGGTCTGTGATTCCAAGTTGGTTGAGAAGGGCTTCCCCCGCCCAGTCGTCCCCGTGGGCGATGTAGGCAATCTCTCGGTCGGTGATTCGGTCAATCGTCAGTCCGCTATTCTCGTCGCCGATGTTGACGCAGACATCATCCACGTACTTGCATCCTGACAGAGCCTCCATTCGCTCTCCGAGCGACAGGATCGGTTCTCGCTTGTAGCGGGAAGCAAAGTCGTCAGTGTTTAGGGAAACGATTACCGGACCGTACTCTCGGCACTGCTCAAGAAACTTCATGTGTCCGTAGTGGAAGAGATCGAACGTCCCTCCAACGTAGACCCACTCGTTCTTCATGATGCCTCTGCCACTTCGTGGACGGGCTTAGCCTCGATGACTTCGTAGGTTGTAGATACCCCTCCTAGGATCTGGGCAAGCGAGACGACAAGGTCGCGGTCTGCGGTCTTATCGTTTCGTTTATCCAGCATCTCCTGTGCCCGAAGGCCCTCAGAGAGTGACGGCGTCATGCTGCCGGACTCTACCTCGGAGAAGACGTAATCCCTCACGAGGGTGGCAAGGTCGCGGTGCGGGGCCTTGATGGTCCGCTGCGCCTGCTCCATCTTCTTCACGGCGGCAATGCGAGCCGTCTCGTGAGGGGTCGTCAGATGTTCACGCTTGTGCTTGCCGAGCGTGTTTCGGCTGATGTAGTATCCTTCATCCTTGAGCCACAGCGAGATCTTCAGGTCGGCCATGCCTTCCTTCATCCTCTTGTTAATCAACTCAACAATTGGACTTCTGCATACGTGGCACCCAGTTAGAACTGGGGCGAGGTCGGATACGTTCACTTAGATGTCGAACTGCTTGTCTGCCGCAGCCTTATCTTCAGGGGACTTCTCCTTGATCCCGAACGCGCTGTTCTTTGGGTCAAGGAACTTGATGAGTACCTGAAGGCCTGATGCTAGTCCCGCGGAAAGCACTGTCCTAAAATCTCCCCCAGTGATGTCGAGTAGGGGGATTCCGAGACCGAGTGCAACTGAGATTGAAACCGTAATAAAGGTACGGCCAAACTCAAGGAGGGCCTCGTCTACGCCCGTGTTGTCAATAACCCAGCGGATGCCCGCCTTGATGTCGCTATACATTGAGACTCCTTACTTCCATTCCACGATGGCAACGTGCTTGTAAGCCGCGCTGCCCGTGATCTTCTTCTTGCTTGCAGCGATCTGCTTGAGTTGCTCCTCCGTTACAACGACCCCGAACTTTTCCTTACCCTTGCCCGAACGCGTGGGGCATGCCCACTGCCATCCGTCAACGGCATCCCACCCACCGGCAGTCATGTGTCCATATCCCTGAGAAATGTGCTTTTTATCTTTCTTAATCCAGTAGTTCTGCCACTTCTTATGCCATTCGCTGATCTCCACGGCTGGGTAGTCCACAGCCTGCTGGACCCAGATAATAAGTCCGGCACCGCGATGTGCGGAAATGACGACGTCATCCCACGACTTGGCGTATCGCGCCTTGGCACCAAGTTCCTTGGCTGTCTTAATCAGGTCGCCGAGGGAGGAGCCATTGTCGCTCACGCCCTCCCTCTCAACAAACCCAGTTGCCTTTGCTTTGGCTTTGATGCCATCGCCAGCAGAGGGGTCTACCTTGTATCCGGATGCCCACGCAACGGCGGCTGCCGTACTAGAGGGACCGCAATCGTCGAGGATGCCACCCTTCTCTACGTGATCCAGTTGCGACTTGACTTTGAACTTCATGTTATTCCTTCCAGCGTAGTGGCCCAGTGACGAGCCATCCAATTGTGAGGAGAATGAATAGTGTTGCCATCGTGGTCTGCGTCTGCCCCTCTGGCAGAACAACTACGGCAAAGAGGAGACCGAGGATGGTCCACGCTCCACCAATAAGATCAAGAATAATATTTTTAAACACGGCGGATTTCCTTTCGGCTGCTACGGGGTTTGCCCATTCCATCGCCGCCACCCCCACCACCACCGCCTCCGCCGCCGCTGGGTGTGCCACCCATTGATCGGACCGCTGATGCTGCCGCTGAACTAGCAATCTGACTTGCGACAATTGCCGCCGCGACTGGCTGCGCTTCTTCTTTTTCTTCTACGTCGAGATCGTTACCAATCTCTGTGATTGCCGCGAGGTTATCAAAAACCTCTGCAACTGCTTCTGCCGCTGCCTCGGCTGCTTCCCCAAACGCCTCTACAACTGCCTCGACCGCCTCGTCTACACTTGGCAGTTCGTCAGTTGGCTCAGGAGAAGGCTCAACGCTAGGCTCAGGCTCAGGGCTAGGCTCGTCAGTAGGATCAGGACTCGGCTCAGGTTCCTCTGAAGGCTCTGGCTCGGGCGTCTCTTCGGGCTCGGGAGTCGGCTCTGGTTCTTCACTTGGTTCCGGCTCTACCGAGGGCTCAGGTTCTGGAGTCGGTTCAGGAGTTGGATTAGGAGTTGGCTCTGGCGTAGGCTCCGGAGTTGGCTCAGGCGTCGGAGTAGGTTCCGGCGTCGGCGTCGGTTCGGGCGTAGGCTCTGGCGTTGGGCTCGGCTCTGGAGATGGATCAATGGACGGCTCCGGCGTTGGTGTGGGCGTTGGCGCTGGGCCTACGACCCACGTGGTGTTGCTGATTTGTAGGAATCCTGCACCACAGCATGAATCTATGGAGAGAATCCTAAATCCGAAAACTCCTCCGGAGGTGATGTATCCTTCAGATGTTCCGCTTGCCTGTTGCGTATGATTTGCTAGATCGTACCATACGCCATCCCAACTAACTTGCGGCCTATCGTAGTAGGCCCCGTCAGTAGTCCAGTAAGACCAGTTAAACGATACGGTTTCGCCAGTTGATGAATCTGTTGTCAGGCCGGTAACCGTGTTGTTCCACGGGTACCCTGGCCCTGCGTTGTTGGATCCTTGAATTAGGATGGTCCCATCGGTTAGTGTGATGGTCCCGTTGCTGTCGATCTGCTGGTCCCACTCGTCCGTGTCCTCAAGGGCGAGTGCGCCCACCGGGGAGAGGAGCAGTGTCAAGGCTAAAATGGCTGCAAGCCTTACCACAATTGGCTCCTTTCTAGATTAGCATCCGCAATCCTGTTCGATCTCTTCCAAGGTCATTACTTAACGAACGCCGCTCTACGTTGCTGTCGGTTCATTCCGCCTGCCTTTGGAATTTCAGATTCAATCTGCTTGAGGATTGGGCGCCAGTGCTCGGCATAGACCTTGTCGGTGCTGTAGTTAGATGCGAAGGTGACCGCCGCCTCTGACGCTGCCTTTGATTTCTCGGTGTCGGCCTTGAGCGCGTAGGACTGCTCCAGCGCGTCTACAATCTCGTCCACATTTGGGGTCATCCACCAGCCCGTCTGGAATTCGTCCCACTCTGGCTGTCCTCCAACTTTCCATCCAGACCCCACGAGTTCTGGCATTGCAGTCCAGTTCGTAACGATTACTGGTGTTCCACACGCCTGCGATTCGATTACTGGAAGACCAAATCCTTCGCCCTTGCTTGGTTGCAATAGAACGTCTGAGGTGCTGTAGCACTTAGCCAGAATGCTAGGGTCTAGTCCCTGTCGGTAGTTGAACTGTGGGGCAAACTTTATTCTTTCAAGTGGGGCGTTTATGTTTCTAAGGAACCTTTCCATCTTCACGCCGTTTGCAAGACCAAGTATTTCGGTGTGGAGATAGAGGTAGGCGTCGGTGTGTTTCTGCGCGAAACGACTCCACGCCAGGAGCAGTTCGGGCCACGCCTTACGAATTGGGGTGACGCCCTTGTTTGCCTGTGGGCAAATAGTTAGGTGCGCGCCTTCTGGAACTCCTAGTTCCATCCTAATCTTTGATGGTGTTGGTTTAAAGATGTTTAAGTCAATGCTATGTGGAGCGTAGAACAATCGACTTCTCTCTACTCCAGCGTCAAGAAGTTCTTGCTCGCCAAAGCGACTCATTGCAATAGCCCATTTTCCTTTTCCCTTGCGATTAAACCATCCAATGACTTCTTCGGGAACACCTTTGTGATCTACTGGTGTCCACGATGCCATTGGGATTTCGTCCCATTGAGGAGACTTGTATACCCACACATCGTAAAGGGAAAT